CCCCCCCACGGCTCTGCCGTAAGTCTCGATCCCGCGCCCGATCCCGGCGCCGAGCCCGAGCGCGCCACCGAGCGTCGCGACATCGCTCACGTACTGGTGAAAGCTCAAGCTCTGAGGCTTGACGATCGTCACGACCGCGCCGGCGACGACGACGACCGTCGCGAGCACGAGCACGAGCGTCGTGAACACCGGCTTCTCGGATGACAGGTCGAGCTTCACTTGCCGCCGCCCGGCTTGCCGAGCGAATACCACGCCGCGTTGGAACCGGGCTTCGCGCCCGCCCAGCCGCCCTCCTTGGCCTGCCACGCGTGGAACACCTCGCCCTGGTGCGGGCCGCTTGCGACCTCGACGAACACCTCGAAGCGCCCATCCTTCATCGTTGCCACAGCCAGCGCCATCGTGCCCTCCTTCTCTTTGGGAATTGCGACCGCGGCGGCGTGGCCGTCGGACCCGGGATCGGGCCCCGACCAGACGCCCGGCCGATACGTCAGGTGCCACCACTCGCCGGGCGCGTCCGACCACGCCTTGGCATAGCCGTACTTGGCGCCGACCTCGTCGACGAGCTTGCGCATCTCGGGTGTCGCAAGGTCGACGGCGAGCCCGAGCCCGTGGTTGGACGTGCCCGGGCGCGCCGCGAGGTTGCCCCGGCCCGATGTGTACAGATTCCACAGCTCCCGCTGCTGGGCGAGCGTCCGATAGGACGACCTCGCGCCGGTCGGGCGCAACTCGAGCCCGCGTGAGCGCGCCTCGACGTTCATCGCGTTGAAGGCGGCGGCGGCGTCCCGGCGAAGCTCGCCGCCGGCGATCGGGGCGAGCTCGTCGGGCGAGAGCAGCCCGTTGACGCCGCTCATGCCCCGGGTCGCCCGAGGCTCGTCCAGGCGCTCCAGCGGCCTCCGGTGGCGTCCTGGACGGCATAGAACACCTCGCCGGCGCGCTCAGTAACGACGGCCTGGCCGCCGTCGGGCCGCGACACCGCCACAACCTCGCCCGCCGTGACCGCGGGCACCGTCCGGCCGCCCGTGGTCACGGCGAGCAGCTGCTGCGCGGTGCCGTGGAAGATCGAGCCGTCGACACGGCCGGCGAGCCCGGGGAAGCTCTCGCGGTCGGAGTACTGCCAGAGGTCGGCGCCGTGCGGCTCGGCCGCCGGCACCGGCTGAAAGCTCGCCGGATAGGACGCGATCCACAACGGCCGCGCGCCCCACGAGGCGACGCCGCCGAGTGCCGAGCGCAGAAACGACGCGCCCGAGTAGAGCGTCGCCTCGAAGCCCGCCCAGCGGTCGACGAGCGCAAACCACGCGTGTGCCCGCGGCGTCTGGTCGCCGGCGCCCTCCTCGAGGTCGAGGATCGGGAACTCGTTGGCCTTCAGCCTGCCGACGGTCGAACAGAACTCCTGCGCCTGCGTGGCGGCGTCGCGCGACGCCGCGAGGTACTGATAGAACCCGACCGCGGCGAACGGCTTCGAGCGGACGTACACGGCGCGCTCGGGCATCTTGTGATCGGGGCGGTAGCCGTTGTGGACGCGGCAGATGATCACCTCGTGCCCGCCGGCGATGTAGGCGTCGGCGTCGAGGCTCTCCTGAAATTCACTGATGTCGGCGAATGTGATGTCGGCCATGCTCACCCCGGCTGTCCGCAGTTGACCTCGAATGCCTGCGCGAGCTCGGGCAGCGTGGAGTGCTGCCAGTAGTCGACCTCGGCGCGGTCGAACGCGCGCACCGCCGGCGAGGCGCGCGGGTCGCGCGAACGGGCCGCGCGCAGCGCGATCTCCTTGCGGATGAAGTCGACGAACACGCCCGCCGTCCTCGTCACGACGAGGCAGTCGCGGCGCACGAGCAGCGTGACGGTCGCGGTCAGCCGCTTCTGGCTCGAGCGGATCTGGCGCTGCTGCTCGTAGTTGACGGCGATCCCGGCGATGCACGCCGCCGCGAGCACCAGGTAGCCGGCGAGCGCGAGCCGGAACCGGCGGCGGATCTCGTGCTCGGTCACTTCGCCGCACGAGCTACCGGATCGACGCCGAGGATCGCGCCGCCGAGCGTCAGGATCGCCGGCTCGATCATCGAGCCGAACAGCGAGTAGAGGACGAGCAGCACGCCGACGCCGAGCAGCACGTAGCCGCGGACGAGCTCGAACTTGCGCTTGGCGCCGTTCTGTTCTTCGTCCGCCATCGCCTCATCTCAGCCCCAGCGGCGCGAGCGCGATCTGGTAGCGCGCGAGCAGCGCGGGCAATCCCTCGGGCGGCGAATCGAGGTCGATCTGACACGTCTTCGAGCCGTCGTCGTAGGCGGCCTTCGTGACCCGCCGCGAGCTCGTGTCGTGCGCGTCGACGAATGCGATCCGGTCGCCCGCCCGGATCGCCCACGCCGGCGCCCAGTTGCCCTGTGCGTCCTGGACGTGCCCGACGATCGACGCCTGCCCGGCGGTCGACGCCTGTTTCATCTCGGCGAGGAACCGCTGCCCGACGGCGATCGCGCCCGCGGCCGTCGAGACGCCGATGTTCGGATACTCGTACAAGCGCTCGAGTCCGGCGGCGTTGACCGGGTTGGCAGGGTCGGTGTCGGCGAGCGACGCGTCGGTCGAGTTGACGGTCTCGCCGGGCGGCCCGACGGTGCGCGCGACGCCGCTGACGTCGTTGTACGACACGATCACGGCGTTGTACATGCGGTCGACCTGCGGCCCGGTTTCCTGCAGCCCGGACGGTCCGACGCGCGCCTGCCAGTCGCGTCCGTGGTTCGCGCGCGCGGCGAGATTGAACGTCGGGCCCTCGTCGACCCACCAGTCGAGCGTCTCGAATTGCAGCGCCTGCGTGATGATCTGGCTCGCCGTCGTCGGGTCGACGAACGACAGCTGCGGGATCACGAACGACGTCGGCGCGATCGTGGAAAGGCCCGCCGAGCTCGTCGCGAGCGCGGGCGCCCACGTGCTCACCGCGTGCATGACGACGTCGGAGGCGAGCACGCCCGGCTCGCCGGCGAAGTCGGTGAACGCGGGCGTGTGGAGCGTCAGCCCGTGGTTGCCGACGACCGCGAGCTGCCAATAGAGCGTGTAGTTGTCGCTCGTGCCGCCCGCGGCGGCGTACGCGAGCGGCACGAGCGCAAACATGCGCGTCTGGGTCGTCGCCGACAGCGAGCCGCTCCCCGGCCCGGCGGCGCGCAGCGAGGCGCTGGCATCGAACGCGCTCGCGATGTCGTCGTCGGCGAGATACGCCCGCCAATCCCAGTTCGTGTCGGCGGGGTCGACGAGATCCGAGCGCCGCCACGCGTAGAACAGCGTCTCGATCGGGATCTCCTTGGCGTCGTACCACGCCTCGGCGCGATGAGCGCGCCCCCACGGCCCCTGAAAGCCGGTCACGACCGACGGGAACCCGGTGCTGTAGTCGGTCGCGGTCTGCGGGTCGTCGACGTCGGTCGAGCTGATCGACGCCATATTGAGCTTGCGCTGCACGCTCGCGGGCTGCCAGCGTGTCAGATCGCAGTCGACGTAGATCATGCGCGCGGCGGCGTCGTCGTCGAGCGCCGCCTGCCAGCCGACCGCGCCGGGCGTGATCGCCAGCTGGTCGCCCGAGGTTCGCGGCGTCGTCTCGAGCCGGCCCTGCCATGCGGTCTCGCCGCCGGCGCCGTACGCCGTAAGCGTCGAGAACTCCCGCAAATCCGGATAATCGCGGTCCTCGCGGCGCGCGAGCGTGCACGAGAGCTGATCGAACCCGCCCGGCATCGTCGTCGAGAACGTCAGCCCCGCCGGCACGTTCGCCGGATCGCGCTCGTCGAGCGCCCAGCGCGCGTGTCGCCCGCCGGGCGTCTCGATGTCGATCGCCAATCTCGTCGGCGGGCGTTCGCGAACCTGGATCATGCGCCGACGAACAGATAGGATGGGCGGTAGACGACCTGCGCGGTGATGCTGTCAAGCCCGTCGTCGGCGAGCACGTCGAGGTTGCCGCGACTTGGTTTGACGAACACCTCGACCTTGCGCGACTCGGCGCCGCTCGGCGGAATCCGCACGAGGTCGCCGAGCGTCTGCGCAACCGGCCCGTAGAGCGTGCCCGCGGCGGTCTCCCGGACGATCTGATCGAAGCGCACCTCGGCGTGCTTGGACGCGAACAGCACGGCGTCGCTGTTCAGGGGCCACGCCTTGAAGCTGTCGTATTGGCGCGTGCTCGCGGCCACGCTCGGCTGCTCGTCGTAGAACCCGACCTGACCGCTCGCGAGCGCGCCGCCGGTCGCGAGCACCGCGTCGCTGCCGCCGCCGATAAGCGCCGGCGTGTCGCCCTGCGCCCCGAACCAGACAAGGAAGCGCCCGGCGACGTCGGCCGCGAGTCGCAGCGTGTACCACGTGTCGACGACCGTCTGCGCGACGACGACGCTGAGAAGCGTCGTGATCGTGCCGGCGACGCGCTTTAGGACAAGCAGCGTGTTGCCGTTGCTGATTTGGGCGCCGAACCAGTTGCTCGTGTTCGTATAGCGCGCGAGCACGCCCTGAAAGACGCCGATCGAGCCGCTCGAGAGCACGTCGATCTGGACGACGGTCGCGGCTGCCGCCGAGCCGACGGCCGCGAAGCGCCCGGCGTGCAGCGTGTCGCCGGTCGACGAGCGCTGCGCGAGCCCGACGCCGGCGGCCGGGATCACCTGGAAGTCGCCACTGCCGCCGGTCGTCGCCCAGTTGCCGCCGAGCACGGCGGCCTGCCCGTTGAGCGAAACGGTTCCCTGATTGAAGCCGTCGAACGCGATGTACGAGGCCGAGCCCTGGTCGATCCCGACGCTCGCGACCGCGACGCCGGCGGCCTCGTCGAGCGGCTGAAAGCAGACGACGTCGATCGAGATCGCACTCGTCGCCGGCGCATAGGCCTGGATCGTCGCCACCCACTGGTAGGTCCCGGCGGCGGGTGCGGCGAGCCGCACCGTGCCGAGCGACACGAGATAGAACGCGCCGACCCTCGCGAACGTGACCGCATCGTTGTAGGTGACCAGCGGCGTGGCCGTATCGCCGATCGACCACGCGAGCCGCAGCGACGGTGGCGAGTTGAGCGTGGGCGTGTAGACGCGCGCCCACACGCGATAGGTCCCGACGTGCGTGAACGTCTTCGTCGCGACCGGGCACCAGGCGCGCAGCGGCAGCGCCGCGTTCGTCAGCGCATTACCGCCCGACGCGCCGCTCAGCACGCCCGACGCCGAGCCGTTCAGCCCGGTCCACGTCTCGCCCTCGGAGACGAGCGCGGCGCTCGACGCCGAGTCGTAGTGGCGCGAGCGCAAGCCCCAGATGACGGCCTTCTGATCGTTCGCCGAGGCTTCGGTGAGAATCACGCGGGCGCGGCCGCCGTAGTTGCCCGCAATGATCGCGTCGACGCTCGACTGCTGCAGCTTGGCATTGATCACGGCGGTCGCGGTGATCGCGTCGAGCGTCACCTCGTCGCCGTAGAAATCCGGCAGGCATTCGAGCGACAGCACGGCGTCGACGTCGATCGAGCGGAACGCGGCGAGGATCGAGCCGCCGAGGTGCAGGGTCGCGTTGACGACGTCGGCGTACAGCGCCGTCGAGTCGACCTGGCGCATGATCGCGCCGCCCTCGCGTTGCATCAGCCCGACCTTGTGCTGTAGCGAGAGCCGGATCTGGGTGTACGTCGTCGCGCCGAGCGAGCGGAGATTGAGCGGGATCTTGATCTGCCGGTTCGGGAGACGGTAGTCGACCGGGCTCGAGCCGATCTGCTGATCGGCCATGTAGGCGGTGATCGCGGCGTCGCCCCAGTCGACGCCGGGGTCGGCGTCGACCCACGCGGTGATGTCGAGCTGCGCGCGGCCCGCGATCGCCGCCGCCGGGTCGAGCACGATCGTCTCGGCCATCAGCGCCCTCCCGGCAGCGCCCGCGCCGCGTAGCGGCTGTCACGGCGCCCGGATTGCTTGATCTCGACCTGGATCAAATCGCGCAGGAACTCCATGCCGGGCGCGATGTGCAGGTGGACCTCGGGCGCGCCGCCGACCCTCTCACCGCCGTGGGCGATGATCGTCCGCGGCATCCCGGCCGGGCCCGGGACGACGCCGCCGGCCGCGAAGCTCCCGCCGAACGGCGGCAGCGCGCGCAGCACCGAATACTGCGCTTGGGAGACGGCGAGCGTCTGCTGGGACTGGGTCAACAGCGTGGTCAGCAGCGCGATCGTGTCGGTCGTCGGCGGCGTCGCCGCGACCGTCGCCGGTGTCGCCTGCGTCGCGGCGACACCGGCGCGCGTGTTGCGGTCGGTGAGTAGATCGAGCCACGCCTGGTCGCGATCGTCGCGGGCGCTCGTCAGGTCTCCGACCGCCGAGGACAACCGCCCGGCGAAGCTCGTGATCTGCCCCTGGATCTTCGTGCGCTGTTTCTGCTGACCGGGGCCGTGCAGCCACGGCAGCGTCCCGCGCAGCAGCGTCAGCACCGCCTTGTAGCTGACGATCAGATTCTGCGTGTAGGCGACGACTTGCCCCCACAAGTCGAAGATCTGCTGGCGGATCGCGATCAGCTGGTCGAGTTGCGCGAGGCGCCTGCTCAGCGCGGCCTGGTCGACCTCGCCGGTGTTCGGGTCGATCAGCGTCTCGGGCGCGATCCCGAAGAACCCGCCGAGGATCGAGTAGGTGTGCGTAAGCCCCGAGATGCGATCGCGGAACCCCGAGATCTTGCTCGCGATCGCATCGGCGACGGCGATCGTCCCGAGCGTCTTGGCGTTCAGCGGCGGCGGCGACGGCGGGGCCGGCTCGCCCGTCACCGCGCCGCTCACGCCGGGTGCGAGCGGCGCGAGCCGTACCGGCGGTACGTGGCGCGGGGGGCGGTAGCCGTGGTGGCCGGTCGCGTAGTGCGGGCGTCGCCCGCCGTAGGCGTAGCCGGGGATGAACACGGCCGTCTCGGGGCCGTGCTCGCCGAAGATCGCCATCGTCGGCGAGCTCGCCGTGACCGCGCCGCCGTTCGCGAACGCGCCGGCGTAGCGCCCGGCGATCCCGCCCATCCTGTGCCCGGTCGCCGAGAAGTGGACCCAGTCGCCCATCACCGGGCCGCCCCACACGAGGTTCGGCCGCCCCGGATAGCCGCGCAGCACGGCGGCGAGCTGTGCCGCCGCCGTGACGTCGACGGCGCCGCCGGGATAGACGGTCTTCAGGTGATTGGAGCCGAGCGGCCCGCCCGGCCCGTAGTGCTCGAGGCCGTAGTGCGCCGCGGCCGAGAGCTGCTGCGCCTTGGTCCGGTAGCCGCTCGTGACGGTCCCCGCCCACCCGTGAGTGCGCGCCCAGTCGAGGATCGGGACGATCCATTTGGCGACCGGATAGGAGTCGAACAGGCTCGTGCCGGCGATGCCGCTCGCGTTGGTGCTGCCGCCGCCGCCGCTGAACAGGCCCTCGATCGTCTTCTTGACGAACCCTCCCGCCTTGTCGAGCAGGAAGCCCGGCAGTCCCGAGATCCACGGCGCGAGCTTCGGCGCCTTCGGCAGTTTGTCGAGCACGCCGCCGAGCAGGTCCGAGATCGTGCCGCCGATCGCCCCGAAGATCGTGTCGAAGATCCCGCCGCCGCCGCCGCCGCCCTGCTGCGCGCCGCCGAGGAAGTGCCGGTAAGACCCGTTCGTGTACGTCGTCCAGGCGCCGAGCCCCTGCGAACGATATTTGGCGACGGCGTTGAGCGCGTTGATATGCGGGTCGTAGATGTTGCCGGGCACGAGCTGCCCGAGGATCTGCCACAGCCCCGAGGCGCCCGACGGGTTGTGCGCGTACTGGCCGCCGCCCGATTCGGCGAGCGCGATCGCCGCCATCGTCGGCGCGATGCTCGGGCTGCCGCCGGCGCCGGTCCACAGCGATTCGAGCTGCCCGTAGGAGAACGTCCCGCCCTGCGCATATCCGGCGATGCCGAGCGCCTTGCCGGCCTGGACGAACAGCTTCAGGTTGCGATCGCGGTATTTCGGGTTCGTGGCGAGGATGAACTCGGGGTGCTGCGGCGCCTCCTCGCCCGCGAAGTAGCCGGGGGCCGTCACCATCCCGCCGGCGGCGTGCCCGGGGATCGAATGCCCGACGCCGCCCTGGCCGCTCGGCGCGCTCGACGAGCCGCCGCCCGCGAGCGGGTTCGTGACGTGCCCGATCTTCGACATCCCGATCTTCGTGATCAGCCAGTTGACGACGTCGATGATGTCGTTGATGAAGCCGACGACGACGCCGAGCACCGTGCTCGCGGCGTCCCGGAAGCCCTGCATGACGCCTTCGAGGATCGACTTGCCGGCGGTGTACATCGCGTTCCAGGCGCCGCTGACGATCGACACGATGCTGTCGATGATCGTCGAGACGAAGTTCTTGATCGTGCCCCAGACGGCGTTGATCCCCGCCTGCAACCCCTGCATCAGGAACGTCCCGGCGGCCTTGATGATCCCCCATTGGCCGCGAACGATCGACACGACGATCTTGAGCGCGCCGCCAAAGATGTCCTCGATCCCCTGCCACATCCGGCCGAAATCGAGCGTAAACAGCCCCGAGAAGACCTCGAGGACGCCCTTGATGATCTGAAAGCCGCCGCGGACGATCCCGGCGATCGTGTCGATGACCGTCTTGACGACGTGCTCGGCGAGCTCGAACGCGGCCTTGGCGACCGCCCACCCGGCCGTGACATAGATCCCGATCTGTGTCATGGCGCTGCCGACGAGCGTCTTCACGATCTGGAAGGTCGTCGTAAACGCGCCCGAGAGCAGGTCGATAACGGCGTTGATCTGCCCGATGAAGACGTCGAAGAGCGGCGTCATGATCGTGAAGAACGTCGAGAAGATGCCGGTCACGGCCCCGAGCGCCTCGCTGACGGCGGGCTCGATCGATTGGATCCCCTGCGTGAACGAGTCGATCAGCGGCTTGAAGACGCCGCTGACGCTGTCGAAGGCGCCGGACAGCCAGCTGATCGCCGCCTGCCACGCGTCGGTGAATGCCTTCGCGGTGTCGCCCCAGGCGCCCTTGAGCCACTCGACAACGGGTTTGGCGGCGTCCTCGATCGATTGCCACAGATCGATGAAGAACGCCTTGATCGGCTTCCAGTACTTGATGATCAGCAGCGCCGCGACGGCGATCGCGATGAACACCAGCGTCAGCGGCGAGGTGAGCAGATCGATGACGGCGAGCACGGCGGCGAGCGCGACGAGCGCGGCGGTCAGCGCGAGCACGACGAGCAGCACCGTCTTGATCCCACCGAGGAACTGGATCACCGGCCCGACGATGCTCTTGAAGAACCGGAATATGTCGCCGAGGATCTTCGCGAACTTGCCCCCGGCCCCGGTTCCGCGCTGCATCTGCTCGACGAACTTGAGGATGCCGCCGGCGATCTTGCCGATTATCGGGATGATCGGCGCGATCGCCTTGCCGATCACGAGCGCGAGCGACTCGAACGTCGACTTCGTCTTCTCGAGCTGGAAGCCGAGCGTGTGCGTCGTCGCCTGCCAGTCGCTGCCGAACTTGCCGGCGCCCTTGCCGATGTCCTCGGTCTTGCTCTTGAGCCGGTCGAGTTGCCCGACGAGCAGCTGCACACCGGTCGCCTGACGGCCGCCGAATGCGCGCGAGAGCACGAGCGCCTGCTGCGACGCGGTCAGCCCCGAGTCGACGAGGTGCTTCTTGAGGTCCTCGAACGCGGCGACGAGCCCCTTCTGGCGGATGTCGTCGGCGAGCTGCGTCGCGCCGATCCCGATCGTTCCGAGCTCCTTGGCCGCCGCCTTCGACGGCGCCGCCATGATCCGGATCGCCGAGCCGAGCTTGGTCGCGGCGTCCTGCCCGCGGATGTTGTTATCGCCGAACACGGCGAGCGCACCGCCGACGTCCTGCAGGCTGACGCCGAACTGCTTCATCGGGCCGAGCAGCCCGGTCCCGAGCGCGTTCGCGAGATCCTGCATCCGCATATCGCCGGCGCCGACGATCGCGTTGAGTTGCCCCATCGCTCCCCGCATGCTGCCCGTGCCCTTGGCGCCCGAGACGAGCGTCGCGCCGAGCGCGTTGGTGACGTCCTCGAGGTTGGCGTTGCCGATCTTTGCGCCCTCGGCCGCGACCCTGAGCGCGTTCAGCGCCTTGGTCGAATGCAACCCCTGCGACTCGATGTGATAGAGCCCCTTGGCGAGCTCCTGGGCGCTCGTGCCGACGGCCGGGCCGAGCGCCTCGACCGACTTCGACATCGTGTTGACCTCGCCCTGGGTCTGATGCGCCTGTGTGCGGATCAGCTCCATCGAAGATTGGAACTTGACCTGCGCGTCGAGCGACGACTTGGCGATCTCGCCGAGTCCGAGCGAGGCGCCGGTCGCGAACGCCGCGACACCCATCAGCTTCGAGCCGACGCCGCCGATCCCTTCCGAGAACGCCGCGGTCTTCTCCTTGGCGTGCTCGGTCGAGGCAGCCTGCTGGTCGAGCGCGCGCTGGTAGGCGCGGAATCCGGCGGGCGAGAAGTTCGCGCCGAGCTCGGCCTTGAAGGCGGCGCGGTTCGCGGTGCGGTCCATCGCCTTCTTCGTCGCCGCCTCGTAGGCCGCGAATGCCTTCGGGTCATAGCTCGCGCCGAGCCGCGTCTCGATCCCCTTCTTGGCGACGGCGTTGGCCTTCTCGAGCTCGCGTTCGTACTTCGTGAGCTTGGCCGTCGCCTCGGCGGTGTTCGCCTCGACGAGCACCGACAGGATCGCGTCCGGCGTCGCCACGCTTAGACCCTCGCCTCGCGGCGCTCGCGCTCAGCCTCGCGCCAGCGGAAGTACGTCGGCCACGTCACGCACAGCTCGTGCGCGCTCATCCGGTCGCACATCTCGCCGATCGGCATCCCGAGCTCAAGCGCCAGCTCGCACAGGAAGATCGGATCGACCATTCCCGGTCGGAGCTCCATCTCCCAGCTCAGACCCTCCCGCATCCTCCCCGCCAGCCGGAAACGTCTGCTCGGCGCGTTCGATCGCCGCCTTGTCGATCCCCGAGATCGCGTCGATCGTCTCGACGATCGTGCGCCACGACGCCCCGATCTGCATCGAGAGCGCACGGACCTCCTCGACCGTGTCGAGCTTCGGGTCGATCAGTCCGTGCAATACCTGCAGTTCTTCGAGCTTTTGCGTGTTGACACGCGCGGTCTGCTCGCCGCGGCGGCCGGTCACGACCTCGAGCGCCTCCGACATCGCCTGGTTGGAATACGCCGCGGGCAGCGAGCGGACGGTGACGCTGTCGCCGAGCGACGGCAGCACGACCTCGCGCGTGACGAGGTCAGACGCCCCGAGCAGGGCGCTTTTGGTGAGTGTCATGTGACTCCTCCCTCGACGGCACCCGAAGGCTGACCGTCCCGGTTGGGTGGTGTGATGAGCTGACTGCCCTTACGGGCGGCGCTTCAGGATGTCGCCCAGGTGAGACCGGCGGTCCCGGCGTTGCGGAACGCGACGTCGAACGTGGCCGCATCGCCGACCTTTCCGGCGATCCCGGAATAGGCGTACATCGACGCGGTCATCAGCGCCGACGGGTTGGTCGCCGAGCGCACCGCCGACGTCGGCCGCGCTTCGACCGCGAACGTGCCGCCGCTCGCGTACAGCGGCTGCAGCGTCGCGTGCACGCTGCCCGCCGCGAAGTCGGCGAAGAACGTGCAGGTGATCGTCGCGTCGTGCAGGCCTTGCCCGATTTGCACGTAGCTGTTCGGCGAGAACGACGTGAAGTCGATTTCGACAGCTTTGTCTTCCAAAATCAAACTACTGATGTGGTCTGAGAACGCCGTCCCGTTGATACTCAGATAGGCGTCCTTCATTACATATTTACCCACTGTGTAACTCCCTTGGTTTGGGCTGACCGCAGTCGCGGCACCCGGTGGTGGTTACGTCGGCTCGGTGACGAGCCGGTACAACGACCCGCTGTGCAGGTAGGTCTCGCCGGCGGCGAGCTCGGAATAGTCGATGTCGCTGGAGCGGCGCAGATAGAGACCCTGACCGCCCGCGATCGACAGCGCGCCGTCGTTGAGCAGTGCGCGCGCGCGCTCGGCGATCGCCTCGGCGCGGTCGGCGGTCGAGTTGTGATCGACGGCCTTGACGAGCCACACCTCGGTGTCGAGCGCGGTCGGGTCGCTCATCGCCTCGGTCGGAATGCCCGACTGCTTCGAGAAGATGATCAGCGGGAACGCCGCGTTGTCGGGCGCCGACTGGTAGTAGATGCCGTGGGCGTAGCCGGGCGCGGCGTCAGCGAGGAGCGTCCCGAGCGTCACATCGCCGGCGAGCTTGCCGTAAACGGCGCGTCGCGTCGCGGTGCTCACGACGTCGCCTTTTTGATCGCGGCGGCGACCAGCGCGATCACCCCGTCGCGATTGGCCTCGAGCGACGGGATGAGGAACGGGCGCGGTGCGACGGTCGAGCCGTCCTGCGCGACGTGCCCGTGCTCGACGATATGCCCGTACCACGCCTTGCTGTCGCCGGCGACGACGGCGGCGCCCTCGGGATCCTCCTCGACGTGGATCGCGTCGCGCAGGCGTCCGGTCACGACCGGCACGCGTTCCCTGGCGCCCTCGGCGACGAGCTCGGCGCCGGCGAGCGCGGCGGCGAGCACCGCGGGCTCGAGCTTGACGGCGATCTCGGTGAACTTACTTTGCAGGGCCACGCTTGCCCCCCGCCTTCGGCGCCTCGGCCTTCTTCTTCTCCTCGAGCTTGCGGATCGCGCCGACCTCGATCAGCTGCTGCTCGAAGTCGGGCTCGAGGTCGGCCTCGAAGACCTCGCCGACGGCGCGGTCGGTGAAGAACACGCTGGTGCGGCCGGTGATCTCATACCTGCCCATTTCTCTGCCTCCTGTGATTTTTTAGGCCGAGTCGGCATCAGGCCGCCGCGGCTATCGGCGCGGGAAACCGCCGGACCCAGTCATAGACGGCGCGCATTCCCTCGTCGAGCTCGACCGTCGGCGCCCACCCGAGCTCGCGCAGCCGGGCGGTGGACAGCCGCTTGACGACGGTCAGCGCGCCGGGCGCCGGCACGACCTCGATCAGCGAGAGCGGCGCGCCGGTCAGCACGCACGCCTTGCGGGCGAGCGCGTGCATCGACAGCGGCACGTCGTCGCGCCCGACGTTGTAGACCTCGTGCTCGCCCTCCTCGAGCACGAGCCGGATGCCGCAGACGGTGTCGCCGACCCAGCACCACGAGCGCTCGGCGCCATGGTGTACGGTGATCGCCGTCCGGTGGTGCGCCCACCACAGGAAATTGTCCATCGCCCGGCGCCCGCGGCCGGGCGGCGCGCCGGGCCCGTAGGGCATCGAGAGCCGGACGATCCGCAGCCGCTCGGGCGCATAGAGCCGCAAGAGCTGCTCGCCCATGTGCTTCGTCAGCCCGTAGAGGTTGCGCGGGAGCGCGAGCGGCCCGTCCTCGTAGCACACGGCCTCGCCCTGGTCGCCGTAGACCTCGCTCGTCGAGGCGTACAGCACCGGGATCCCGCGTGCGCCGCACGAGCGCCCGACGACGGCGGTGATCGTCGCGTTCGAGCGGATCGTGTGGTGCACGTCGGCCTCGCCGAACTCGCGCCCTACCTGCGCGGCGAGGTGCACGACGCGGTCCGGCGCAGCACGGCGCAGCGCCGTCTCGAACACGCCGGGATGCGAAAGGTCGCCGTCGCCGCGGTCGTGGCCGACGACGTCGTGGCCGGCGTCCTCGAGCTCGGCGGTCAAGTGCTGACCGATGAACCCGCGGTTGCCGGTGATCAGGATGCGCACGCGGCCTCCACGGCTCGCAGGTAGCGGTGGGTGTCGTCGCCGGCGCGGGCGTGGTTGCGCCCGGCCTGCGCCGTGTGGTGGGTGAAGCGCATGCCGGTCCGGATCGCGGTCTCCCAGCCGTGGCGACGGCCGATCGTCGAGACCCAGAGATCGGTGCAGTAGTGGACGTCGATCATCCCGATCGCCTCCCACATCGCGCGGGTGAGGAACGGGACGGTCGTGCCCTCGACGAGCTGCCAGTCGACGTGCGGGCCGCGGTACTGCCCGAATCCGGCGAGCCCGGCGCTGTCGAGCGAGCCGTCGGCGTTGAAGACGAGCGGCGCCGGGATATAGCCGGCGTCGACCGTCTCGAGCGCGACCTCAAGCCAGCTGTCGTGCGGTTCCAGATCGTCGGCCGAGAAGTGCACGCAGTCGAAGTCGCCCGCGGCGGCGGCGCCGGCGAGCCATGCCGCGCCGCAGCTCGGGTGGTCGTGCTCGACGAGCACGCGCGCGTCGGGCGCGGTGCGCTCATAGGCGTCGAGGCAGCGCGCGAGGTGCGCCTCGCGCCCCGGGATCGTGGGGACGACGATCGCGAGCGTCACCCGAGAATCGCCGTCCAGTAGTCCGCGGCGGCCGTGCGCAGCGCGTCGGGCCGCTGCTCGATCCAGTAGCGCGCGCCGACGAGCCCGTTGATGACGATCTCGCAGCCGGCGGCCCATGCCTCGACGACGCTGCGCCCGAACGGCTCGATGACCTCGGGCAGGAAGACGAACGTCGCGTAGCGCGCGAGCAGCGCCGGCATCCCCTGGTAGGCGATCTCGCGCGCGTCGGACGGCGCGAACGGCCCGGCGCCGTAGAAGTCGATCCCACCGTTGCCCGCCGCCCACGCGGCGGCGCGGTGCGCGCCCTTGCCGCGGTTGCGCCACGAGCCGACGCTGACGGCGCCGGCGCGGTGGCCGTTGGTCCCCTCGGCGGCGGCATAGAAGCGCTCGAGCTCGACGGGCGGCGGGATCAGCAGCGCCTTCGCGAGGCCCATGTAGTCCTGTTGCAGCGGCGAGCAGCAGATCGGCGTTGCGCGCGCGTCGAGCAGCTCGCGGACCTCTTCGGGATACCACGAGCCGACGTCGTTCCAGTACTTGAAGGCGGGCGCGCCGGTCGCAAGCCGGATGTCGTCGGCGTCGTAGGTCACGCAATTGTGGATCGCGTAGCGCTCACACGGCTCGACGCGCCCGGGCGGGCAGTCGACGAGCTCGACGCCGTCCGGCGCGGCGGCGCGCAGCTCGCGCTCGGTGAGCTCGGCGCCGCCGACGAACGGCGGGACGTCGTGCAGCCAGCCGACTCTCATGCCGCCACCGCCAGCCGCGACGGGATCGTGACCGGCTCGCGCTCGGCGAACCGCTGCTCGGCGATCCGTAGGCTCGGGAGCATGAAGTCGGCGAGCACGCGCCGCACGTCGTAGGTCTCGGCGTGGCGACGGGCACGGTCGGCGAGGCTCGCGCGCGCGGCGGCGTTCAGTGCGTAGCAGTCCTCGAGCGCCCGCTCGATCGCGTCGATGTCGGGGATCGCCTGCCACGACGACAGGCCGGTGAAGTACGGCGTGTGCGAGACCTTCCAGCCGGCGTCACAGACCTCGCTCATCGCCGTGTAGTCGGTGACGATCGCCGGGACCCCGCACGATTGCGCCTCGAGCACCGGGATCCCGAATCCTTCGCCGAAGCTCGGTGAGAGCAGCACGTCGAGCGCCCGGTAGATCGACGCCATCTGCGCCGGCTGATAGGGCCCGTACTTGAGCGCGTACTGGTCGGCCTTGCGCACGCGCGCCTCGTCGATCCCGAGCATCTCGACGAGCGCCGGGATGTTGACGCCGCGGCCGTGCTCGGCGTCGAGCACGGTGTGGAGGTAGAGATAGACGTCGTCGTGGCGGCTCATCACGCGCCCGGCGGCCTCGAGCGCCTGCGGGAACGCCTTCCTCGACGGGTGCCCCTTGTTCGCGGCGACCATCCCGATCAGGAACGCGTTATCGGGCAAGAGCCCGCGGCGTGCCCGGCGGCGATCGCCGGGCGTGTAGCTGGTGCCGTCGACGGCGTGCGGGCAGTACAGCGGGTCGAGCAGCGCGAGCATCCGCTGCCCGAAGCGCGACATCGCGATCGGGACGGCGCCGGACTTCGCGAGGAACTCGAACACCTTCGGCGGCGCCGGCCGGTGGTCGACCGGGCACCAGCACACGAGGTTCAGCCGCTCGCCGAGCGACGGCTCGAGCGGCCACACGTCGCACAGCGTCATCACGAGCCCGTCGTGCGCGTCGCCGAAGAACCGCTCGGCGTGCTCGATCAGTGTCTCGTTGCCGAACTCGCCGCCGAGCCCGGGGAACACGGGAATCTCGTTCCAGGTCAGCGGCGCGCCCTCGAGCCCGTAGAACGCCGAGATCGCGACGTCGTAGTGCTCGGCGAGCAGCGGCGCGAACAGCGCGACCTGCTGCCCGTAGCCGGTCGGCGCCCACGGCGCGTTCGAGTGGATCAGCAGTTTCGTGATGTTGCCTCCTAATATCTTTTGCCAATATCCCTTGACAAGTCCTGCCAAGTGATATTTACTTACAGCATGAGTAAGACACAGACATATAGAGTGAAAGACGCGGACGGAACCCTGCTTGGGACCGCGATGGACACGACCCCCGCGAGGGCGCTGCGCCAGGTCTGCGGCGATGACCTGGCAAAGCAGAACGGCCGCTACGGAACGCTGAAGGATGGACGCCACGTCACTGCACTTCTGGTACATGGCGGTCGCCATTTCTACGGGCGCGGCGACGACGATCATCTGGCAAGGGTTTTTGGACGGCCATGACCCGACGAAACTCCGGAATCTCTAAAACACGCGGAAGGAGAGCTGATGTCGCCCCATAACCCTACCCACGAAGGATCGCCTGGATACGACGCCAGGCAAGTGCTTCACGATCGCCGCCGGCCAAACCAAACGGAGGGAACCTTGACAACCACAATCGAACCCGCCGGCGAAACTGCGCCCGAGCCGCGCAAGCCGAAGAAGACCGCGAAGTTCCAGCCGAACCCGAGCGTCCTGACGATGCATCGCGCCTTCCGCCTCTACGACGACGGGACGCTCCGCTCGCCGTGGGGATCGGGCAGTGTCCGCGGCGCCCACGCGCAGGTCGAGGAGGCCGGCAACCGCCGCGTGATCCGCGACTTTCGCACGGCGACCCTGATGATCGAAGGTCCCGAGCTCGCGATCGCGCTACCGCTGAGGATGCGCCATAACAAGTACGTCGTGCGGCGTGCGCGCCGGTTTGCGGTCGAGGTCAACCGCGCCGCCGCGCGGCTCGCGCAGGCGCAGCCGTGACCGCCCGAGAACTACGAATTCGCGAGGCCCGCTACCAGCGGGCCTTCGCGCGTGCCGAGGCCGCGCGCCTTGCGCGCAACGACGCGATCCGCGCGCTGATCGCCGCCGGCCACACGCACGCCGACATCTACCGGATGCTCAACGGGACGCTGTCGCGCGCGCGGATCGGGCAGATCGCGCTCGGTGTCACGCCGGCATCACCTCGATCAGCCGCGTGAGCTGATCGCTCCTGACCGCCGCCATCGTCACGTCGAACGTCCCGCGCCCGTCGACGACGATCCGGTCGGCGGTGTCGACGTCGGTCCCCGTCGGAAACGCGCAAAAGTGCGTCGTGCGCTCGTCGAGCGCGCCGCCGACGAGCACGCCGCGCCCGCGTGGCGTCACCGGATAGATCCGGCACGGCGCGCGGTGGACCTCGGTCCACGTCAGGTCGGCGCCGCCGCCGATATCGCTCGTCGCGGTCCGGCGGATGACGCTCGCCGCCTCGGTGAACGCGAGCAGCTGCGCACCGCGCAGGAACGACGGCGGCCGCGCGCGCAGAAACGTCGCGATCGCCATCAGAAGCTCCGCGCACCGCGGTAGCGCTCCAGGATCCGCAGCTCGTTGGTGGTCAGGTCGTCGGAGCCGACCGAGTAGGAGATCTGCACGTCGCCGACGGTCTCGGCCGAGGCGATCCCCTGCGCGACGGCGCGCATCGCGACGTTGAGCGCGACCTCGCACACGTCGGCCGGGACCGCGAGCGTCTGATAGCCGGCGCTGTAGACGACCTGCACGTTCTGGCGCCCGAGCGGCCACGTCGGCGAGCTCGAGGCGCGCGCGCCGGCGGTCCCGCGGAACAGCGCGCCCTGCGCCGAGAGCACGTAGTCGGTGATCGCCGCGCCGTTGACCTGGACGCCCGCCACAGCCGTGACGGGCCGTTGCGGAAGCAAGAGCGCGTCGGTCCCGGTCCCGTCGAGCGTCACCGTGCCGCCGGTCCCGTTGAAGTCCTGCTCGGCGACGATCCGGCAGATCGCGCACGCCGAGTCGACGGCGCTCGCGGCGCCCGGGTCGGCGCTGACGTCGCGGCCGAGCCGGTCGGTCAGGTCCTGCACGGTGATGAACGGCGCGAGCGTCAAGTCGCCTCCTCAAGATCGCCGTGCGGGGCGGCGAGCACCGCCCCACACGTTGGCGGGTCGATCAGCCGCCCGGTCCCACCGCCAGCCGCGCCTCGACGTAGCCGCTCGGGCGGTACACGGCGAGCCCGATGCGCTCTTCGGCGCGCAGCGCGACGAGGTTGAGCTGGAAGAACGACGCGTGCGAGTTCGACGCCTCGACCGACACGCCGCCGCGCCGCCACACCTGCGCGTTGGCGCGCGTCCCGACGAGCGCCGTGCCCGCGCCGCCGACCGCGGCGGTGACGTAACACGGCTTGCCCCACAGCATGTCAACGCCGCCCCCGACCTGATTGGACATGTCGATCGGGCCCTGCGGGCCGCCGTACGGGCCGAGGAACGGGCCGCCGCCGAAGAACTGACCGGCCGTGTCCGTCAGTAGCCTGACGATCTGGAAGTCCGTCGGGTGCAGGATGAACCACTCGGGCTCGATGAACGCCGAGCCGCGCATCGAGTTAGCCGCCTTGAACAACTGCGCGGCCTTATTGTCGGCGGTCCCGCCGGTGTATACGGGAACGCTGCGCGAGGTCAACAGGCCCTGCACCTCGTTGCCGCCCGAGGTCCCGCGGATCAGCTGCCGCTCCTCCTCGATGCGGATGAACAGCATCAGCCTCGAGTTGATGTAGCCCTGGATCGCGGGCGCGTCCTCCAGCATCTCGTCCGAGACCGGCAGGAACGTGGCGATCTTCTTGATCGGCTCGTCCTTGGTCCCGATCCCGAGCGTCGACTCGGGCTTGGTGCCGGCCTCGCCGACGCCCGCGGCGCCCGAGGTCGCCGTACCCTCGATCACGTATCTCAGCGTGTTCCCCGACGCCTGCCCCGAGAGCAAGAGGTCGGCGACGTGGAGCTGCTGAAACAGCGTCTCGACGACGCCCGGGACGACCTGCGGCACCGGCAGCAGCCCGCCGCCGGACCCCGAGCCCGGCGAGCTCGATCCCTCGAGCAGCGTGCCCTTGAGGTCGAGCTCGACCTTGCCGGTCGAGAACCCCTCGGGCAGCCCGCCGGCGCCGTACGCGTCGAGCGCCGACTTGTAGCCCTTGCTCGAGGTGAACTGCTCGCCGATCGACTTCTGCGCCGCCGGGAACACGCGCTCGTTGAGCGTTTGGAACAGCCGGTCCTCGGGCTCGGAGACGACCGACAGCGCCGGGCCGATCTGGCGCCCGAGGTCGTCGACGTCGCGCAAGGTCTTGATGTTCGCCTCGACCGAGTCCTTCTCGTCCTTCAGCACCTCGATCGCGGCGAGGTGCGACTCGATCTCGAGCCGCTCCTCCTCGGTCGGGTCGCGGTCCTCGGTGTCCGACTTCTTGTAGATCGCCTTGTATTCGTCGATGTGGCCGCGGATCGCCTCGTCGATGGCGCGATTGCGGCGTTCAAACCTGTTCATTCGTTGTAACTCCTGAGAGTGCCGTGAGCGTGATCTCCCGCGTGCGCCGCTTGAGCTCGCGGAGGTCGAGCTCGGGCCCTGGCTTCGGCGGTTGGTGCCGTGGTCGCGACCTGCGCCGGCTCTCACCGTCGCTCAGGAAGTCGAGCGCGACGGTGTCTGCCTTGCGTCTCAGCGGGTCCACCGGTCGAGGCGAGTCGCTCGCCTCCTCGCCGGCCCTGCCCGCCGCCACGAGCGATTTCTGCGCGTCGAGGATCCGCTGCGCCTTCGCGGTCAGCTGATCCTTGAGCGCCTGGGAAAGATTCGACTGCGGGATCCGGGCGAGCGCGTTGCGCAAGTGCGGGAGGTCAACGGCGCCCGCATCGCTCTTGTAGGGGAACATCCGGTTCGAGCGCGGCACGGTCTTGCCCTCGCCGTCCTTCGTGCCGCCGGGCGCGACGTACAGAAACGCGCCGTCGGGGAGGCCGTTGACATACGCCGTCGTCCACGCGGCTTTCAGATCGCCGGCGCGCACGGCCTTCAGCTCGTGCTCGGAGAACAGCCACTCGGCGCCCGCCGGCAGATCGGGCGCGGGCGCGGGCGGCGCGGACGGCGGCTCGCGCCCGACGGCGGCCTCAAAGGCGACGAGGTCGGCGCGGCGGCGCAGGCCCTTGCCGCCGTCGCTCTCGTCGGCCTCGGCACCCTGCAAGGCGAGCAGGATGCGCATGATCTGGCGCATCGCGGCGACGTCCTGCGGGTCGGTCTCGTCGTCGATGAAGTCCTGCGCGAGCGAGATCATCTGCCCGAGCAGCTCGGCCGGATCGTCCTCGTCCTCCGCGCCGTCGCCGTCGGCCATCTGCTTGAAGCCGAGCACGCGCGTGTCGTTGTTCATCGGCGTCGGCGTCGCCGTCACCTCGAACACGTCGAGCTCGGTGATGTGCCGCCCGCCGCCCTTGCGCGGCCGCGAACCGCCCTCCGGGACGAGATAGCCGAAGCTGAACCCGAGCGTCCCGGCCTTGACGAGCCGCCACGCGTCGGCGCCGACGGCGCTCGATTGATCGATCCACCCCGATGCGTGCACCTCGCCGCCGACGGCCCTCGCCGACGTCGGGTCGATGTAGCCGATCTGGTCGGCGGCCGCCTGCGAATGGTTCCAGGCGAGCGGGATCCGCTTGCCGGTGTTGGCCCACTTGCGCAACGCACGCACCATTCCCACGGGGTCGACGACGTCGCGCTCACGGTCGATCGTGGCGGTCGAGATCACGGCCTCGAACAGGCCCTGGTCGGTCGCCGTCGTCGATGCCTTCAGCAGCAGATGTTCCATCGGTCCCCTCGTCCCTAGCTGATCATCATCGTGCACTTGCAGCCCGGCGCCGAGCCCGGCGCGAACCCCGCCGGCCAGTCCTCGCCGATCGCGACCGTGTCGCCGTCGAACTCGGCGTGGCGCCCCGTGTCGGCCACCCACGTCTTGACGCGCCCCTCGTAGTCCGGCGCCTGCTTCGCCGCCTCGTCGCGTGCGAACGTCGTCGACGCGACGCCGAGGCTCGCGCCCGAGGAGGCGACGTGCTGCGGCGCGCGGCCCATCGCGTCGTCGAGCCCGACCGTCTCGATCTCCGAGCGGATCGTTGCATTGATCGCCTCGGCGGCGCCCTCGGCCATCGCCGCGAGATAGTGGCGGACATAGGCCATGTCGAACGCGCGCGGCGCCCCGAGCTTCAGCGCATAGACGTCGCCCTCGGCCTGCACGATCGAGCGCAGCGCGCGGCGCAGATCGGTCGCGAACTCGCGATCCCACCGCGACCAGTCGGTCGGCTCGGGCGCCTTGCGCAGCGTCTTCTCGCGCAGCGAGCGCTCGAGCCGGTTGTAGTGGCGCTGGACGGCCGCCTGCATCGCGTCGACGTGGCGGTGCTGGCGCTCGAGATCGGCCGCGCGTCGCGGATGGAACTGCGGCAATGGCTCGAACTCGTTTGCAGGTGGCTGAGACGCGTCCTGCGCCGCGTAGAGCGCCTTCCCGGCGTTTTCCGAAGGGATCGGCGTCTGACCCTGATCGGAGCGGTAGGAGCCGTCCTGTGGCGGCTTGTTCGGGTCCTGGACGGGCATCACGGCCGGCGACGGCTTCTCGCCGACGATCACGTTGAGCGGCGTCACGAGCTCGTCGCCGCCGTCGATCGGCGGCAGATTGAGCTTCGCGCGCGCCTCGTCGGTCGTCATCACCGCGCGCCCCGAGGCCGAGACGAGCGCCTGCAGCCTCGCATTGCCCTGCACGCGCTCGTCGATGTTGAACGAGAAGCACAGCTCGGTGTCGTCGTAGACACGCACGCAGATCCGCTGATCGAGCATCGCGGCGAAGTCCTTGCACAGCGGGACGATCACGTCGGCGAGATACGCGTCCTCGTCCTCCTGCGAGGCCTCGACGAGCCCGGCCTTGCCGCGCGGAACGCCGTACTCGGCGGCGATCTGCGCGACCGCCCATTCGCGGACGGCCATCATCTCGGCGTCGCGCGGCGTCACCCCGAAGGACTTGACCTCCATCCCCTCCTCGAGCACGACCGGCTTCGTCGTGCGCCGGCGCATGCGACTGGTCAGGTCCTCCTCGAAGCCGGCGCGCGCGGCGTTTGACCACTGCGGCGCGTCGAGCGGGCGGAAGATCCAGCTCGGCTCCTGCAGCCCGGCCTGCGCGAGCTCGACCGACGCCTGCTGCAGCGCCGCGTCCTCGGCGATCACGCCGCGCAGCGTGTCGATGTGGCTAAGCCCCCGCCGCGGGTCGAACGGATTGCTGCCGTGCCAGTGGAGGATCTGCTCGGGCGTGAAGTCGACGGGCTGCCCGGCGCCCCCGCCAAACGCGCCGATCGTCGCCCATGCGCCGGACGGCCAGACGCGGTAGTTCTCGACCCTGAACACGGTCGAGCCCTGGAGCTCGACCATGTAGGCCGGGATCCGGTAGAGGTTGAGCTGCCGGTCGGCCGCTGCGACGAGCAGCGCATAGGCGTTGTCGTAGATCAGCTTGTCGAGTACCAGCCCGCGGATGAACGCGTCGGCCGGCTCGGTCTCGCTCGGATAGCGCAGCGACAGCGCCGCCGGGTGATCGGGCATCGGCCGGCGCTCATCCGCCGAGACCTCCTCGAACAGCCGCAGCTCGAGCGCCCCGACGTCGCGGACAATCCCGTCGAGCACCTGGCGCAGCGCCGGCGAAGACTGGTAGAGCTGCGGGTAGGTGGCACCCTGCGCGACGTTCCAAGCGGTCTGAATCCGCTGCCGCGCGCCGGTCCCGAGCAGCGGCAGCGCCGACCACCCCGACTCGATCGCCGCGGCGATGTCGCCCGAGCTCGTCAGCGCCTTCTCCTTGCGCTTGCGTGCGAACAGCGCCATCAGACCGCCGCGAAGCGCTCCTCATAGACCGACTGCTGCGGCTCGGCGCGCGTCGTGTGCTGCACGACCATCGCCGCCGCCGTCAGCGCGTCGATCACGCGCTCGTCCTGCTTCGCCGCCGTCCGCGCCGACGTCGGGCGATCGAACCGCCGGCGGCCGCCCGGCAGCAGTCGCGCGACCGCGTTCATCACGTGGCGGCGCAGGCCCGGATCGCCGGTGTGGCGCAGCGTCCCGTTGCGCAGCCCGGCCATGAACGCCTCGTAGTCCTCGCAGTGGTGGACGTTCGACTGTCCGCGGTCGATCACCGTCACGCCGAGCTCGTCCTCGAGCCACGCGGCGACGTCCTCGGCGCGCCCCATGTCCATCACGACCTCGTCGACCGGGTTGCGCTCGTGGAGCACCTCGAACGCGCGCTTCGGGACGTCGGGGTGCATGCTCGAGCCGTCGCGCGGCGGGACCAGGATCACGGCCTCGCCGAGCAGCCGGTGCGCCGGCGCCGGCCACAGCGGCACGATCGCGAACGTGTCGTGCTTCCACGCCGAGTCGGCGCCGAGCGAGATCCGCTCGCCCGGCGGGATCTCGCCGTTCCCGACCTGCGCGGCGTCCCACTCGCGCTCGGTGATCGCCGCCTGCGACGAGCGCGCCGGGATGTTGCACTTCAGGCGCAGCCAGTCGCCGAGGTCGGTCGTCGGCGAGTCGAACTCCTCGCGCAGCCCGGCCGCCGTGATCGACGACAGCGGGTTGACCGCCTTGACCTTGCGCATGTTCTTCGCGTCCTTGGCGTCCTCGAGCTTGAACTCGTGCATCACGAGCCCGTTGCCCGTCGCGATCAGCCGGCCGCCGCGGCGCCGGCGCGCGCTCGCGTCGTTGCGGATCCGGTCGCGGGTGTCCTCGAACTCGGTCCCGGGCTCGCCCGCCGTCGAGATCGTCAGGATCTGCGCGCCGCGCTTGCGCAGCTTGCCCTTCCACAGCCGGTAGAGCCGCAGGTCCTCGTGGCGGTGCAGCTCGTCGAGGATCGCGTACGGATACGGGATCACGCCGTCGCCGGTCGCCGGATCCCACGGGTAGACCTTGATCCCCTCGCCGCCGTTGCGCGACTTGATCCGCCGCAGCCCGTCGTGGCACTTGAAATGCTCGCGCATCCCCGGCGTCTGCTCGACGAACGCCTTGCACTGCGCGTAGAGGATCATCGCCTGGTCGCGCGAGCTCGCGCCGATCGGGATCCACGGCCGCGCCGTGTAGTCGGCGCCATACAGCGCCAGCGCCGCCGTGAACGTCGACTTGCCGTTGCCCTCGGGCACGAGCAGCCACCCCTCGCGGAACCCGCGGAACACGTCGCGGGCAAAGTCGGTCTGCCAGCGCTCGAGGTCGTGCTGCTCGCCGTCGTCGAACACGAGCAGCGACGAGTACGCCCTGAAGTGCTCGACGGTGAACGGCTTCGCGGTCATTTACCGCGCCCGCGCGCCCGGCGGCGCGGCTCGAGCGGGTCGAGCGCCGCGAGCTGATCGCCGGTCGCCTCCTCGGGCGCGTGCGGCAGCGCCTCGCGGAGCATCCGCAGCTGACGGATCGCCGACAACCGCGCCTGCGCGCCGGCGTCCGGGTTGCGCACGATCTCCTCGAGCACGTCGACGATCTCCTGCTCCTCAATGGTGAAGTGGACGGTCATAAATCACTCTCGCTCGCGTCGAG